GGTAGCCATATTTTATCCTTTATAGTTTGGGTGTCTTCCATTATTGGGCATATCCTTTGGTGCTATTTTACTTTCTCTATTACCAGCTGGATTTGGTTTGTAGCTTTTCGGTATATTGTTTACTTCTTCACTACTTGCTAAAGATTTATCTTCTCTAAAACTTCCATCTGTTTTTTTCTTTAACCTATAAAGGTTTTCATTCCAAAAATGCCCACAATTAACACCACCTTTGTACTTAAATAGCGAATAGTTTTGCCCTTTGTGACCAAAAGAATTATTTACACCTTGAAAACTAGCTTGGTCTATATCTTCTTTTCTATATACAACACCTCTATCAGTTCTACCCATCATATTCTTGCAGAACTTTCTACTATTACCACTACTGTATTTTTCAGCATACTCATAACGTACTTTGTAGTAACTCTTATCTAAGTAGCTTTTAGCACTAGGTTTAGACTTAATAAAATCAGCTAACTTTTGTAAGCCAGTTTTCTTTTCTTTTATTAATCTTTTTGCCCAATCTTCTACACTTTCGTTATCTTCTGAATATTCCCTTTTTTCTACAAGTTCCCATTCTTCACTTATTGGCTCTCCCTCTAGTACGTTAAGCATATCATCATCATCAAAATCTTGTGATAACTTTACACCAGTTTCTTCTTCTTTAGTTTCTTCATCTTCTACGTTCTCTAAGTCTGTAAATTCTAAAGGCTGAAGCGTTTTAAAGTATAAATTAAGGCTTATTGAGTTATAGGCTAGTATTTGGTCAAAGGCATCTATTAAAAGCGTCTGAAACGGTCTTATTACCATATTATCCATTAATATACTAGCAGTTTTTAACTCATCAGCATTATTACCTAAACCAGAATTATCTTTTATACCCAAAAGCATAGGACTTACAACTCTGTGACCTACCATTATTTTTTTAGTACATTCTTCACTAACATATTGGTAGGTGTTATGTGCTTCACTAATTTGTAAAGTTTCAACTGTTGCTGCACTCTCTGCATTATCATTAAAAGCAAGTACAAATTTAGCACCTCCACTACCAGTAAATTTTTCTTTTATACGGTGTTCAATCATTTGCCTTTCTTCAGCATTTGGTGTACCGTTGTTAAACTGCAGTAATGTATTAGGACTAAAAGAATTGCAAGTATTGTTGAGATGGTATATTGCTACCTCTTCCTCTGTTTTGCACCAACTTAAAACACCTTGATAATCTACACTTGAATAATATTTGTAACCAGCTCTATAAGGCTTTACATAAATAATCTCTATGCTTTCTTTACTTGTACCAAATACTGGTATTCTAGTTAGTACATCGTTTCTTTTTTGCTTTGACCAATCTGGGTGGTAGTAATATGCTTCTATTTCTCCTTTGTCGTTACACTTTTCTGCACGTAATGTTTCTACTGGCATATGCTCAACCCTTGCAATCTTGCTTCTATCCTTAGAATAGATAACTTGCATAGCACAAGAACCCATTAACTTTAAATCAAAGCATAACTTTCTTACGCAATCCTTATGAAATAATGAAATCATTTGAGCGTATTGCTCTGGCTTTTTATTTGAATTAGTAGCATCTAATCCTCTACCGTAAATCATCTCGCTAACACCGTTTATAATAGCGTTATTTGTAGGACTGCCATTATACCTATCGATTAGGTACTGAAAATAATTATTATCCTCTCCATAGCTTACAAAGTCTTGATTAGTCTTTTCGCTAATTACTGGACTTGTATAAGTCGATAGGTTTACTACTCTTAAATCGTTCATATTATTATGTAATCGTTATTACCAGCTTCTTCACTTATGTATTCTCCGTTGTTTATAGAATATTGCGTGTTTGTATTTTGATTTATTAATTGATTTGTGCAAAATATCTTATCCTTGTAAATTATATCTAAGTCTGTAACTGAACGTTGACCATCATAAATTGTTAAATCATAAAAACGGTTTTCTACTAAAGTGAAAAGAGCAATTATTTCAAGATAATTACCAACCTTTTGTGCTGATGGTATCCCCTCTGGTGGTATTGTTAAAATTGTAGTTATCTCGTTTGTGCTATTATCCCTTAATTTTATTGTAAGGGTAGTAGAGTAAACTCTAGGTATTATTTTTATTGTCTGCGCTCCAGCTAAACCAGTCCTTAATACTTTCATACTTATATATCAATGTATTTTTGTTTTTTGTACAAAAAAAAGCTACCCAAAAAGAGTAGCCTTAATTCAATCAAACATTAATCTAACTATGCGTTAGGGTCAATAGGTGTAGTTGCACTTTCATCTGGTGCAGTTGCGAAGAATGGTGGTGCAGTTTCTTGAGCAGTTGCTACAAGTGTAAACCCACTTAAATCTCCCATTGCAGCACCACTCACGATAGTACCTCCAGTAATTTCAGCACCGTGTTCCTTACCAATTAAGAAATAGTTACCGTTGTAATCTTCTACTACATAATGAGCACGACCTCTGTTTAGTAGTTTAATTTCTTCTTGAGTAGCTACGTCAACAGTTGTTAATGTAACGTTCAAAGTTGTTTCATAGAAAGTAGTACCGTTTTCTCTTGATGAGTTTACGGCAGTTTCTATGCTTGAGTTTCCTTTAATTTCATATTTAAAGAACTCAGCACTACCATCACTCGGTAATGTTATAGTTCCAGCAGCATCAGTTAACGCTGCAATAGCAGTTGAGTAATCTAAAATAAAAATATTTTTTAGACCACCTACTGAACTTTTGCAAGGTAAACTTCTACCTTTAGTTATTGCACAAGACATATATTTTTTAGGTTTTAAATAAAAAAAGGTAGGCAGTTTTGCCCACCCTTTCTTACATTAGTTAGTTAATTATTAAGCAGTATAGTAAACTACGTCTGCTCCGATACCTATTTGCACCCCAGCAGTATAACGCATTACAATTCTCACATTGTCTGAACCATCAAGGTCAGCCATATCTAGTACCTTAACAACATTTCTATCATCTAGTAAACCAGTTCCGAAGAATAAGTTAGAAGATTGTGCTAAAACTGCTTTGTTAGATGCTAAACCTTGTGCTACAAAGATATTGATACCCTCGAAAGTTAATTGACCACCGTTGTACCAAGTTGTACCCTTGTTATCTACACCGTTTGCACCAATATTCGTGGCGAAGCCCCCTAATGAGCGAATATATGCTCTAGCGATGTTGTTAGAAACATAAAGAGTTAAATCTTCTTTTCCTAATACAGATTGATTTGCAGCATCAATAATTTTCCCAAGCTCATCGATACAATTTGCGGCAGTTATATTTGTTCCTACAACATCTACTACATCTCCATCAGCAGCTAATAAAGTAGAAAAACCATCAAAGCTACCCTCTCCAGCAGAACCGTTCCATATAGATTGTTCAGTAGCTTGAGCAACCTCAGCAGCAACTCTTGCTATTACGAAATCAGAAAATAATGGTGGTAACTCATCAAAAGCACTAAAGCCCATCTGAGCAGCTTCCCAATCTGCGTGTAATTCTTTCTTACAGATTTGTAAGTTTACTTGTAACTCAGCTGGTTGTAATACCTTTTCAGTTAAAGTCATTCCAGATGTTGTAGCATCAAAGTCACAATCAGCACTACGTACTAAATTTGAAAATGAACCTACTTTCATCGCTGCCTTAAACTTTACGTTAGGCAATATTGTTACTGCTCCAGCATCTAAAGTTGAAGCACTTAAAAGGGCAGCACCTAAGTACTTCCCAGCAAATTCTCCAGCATATGAAGAACTAGTAATTGTTGGATTTGGCATTTTATTTAATTTTTAGTTATTTAATTTATTTAAAACTCTGTCAAGTGTAGACATTTTTCTATTCTTAGAATATTTTACCTCTACCTTGTTTTTTGTGTTAGCTTCTGGATTGTGAGTTAATGGCTCTACTGCTGGCTGTGATAATTCTTCTTTCACTTGCTCAACAACTTCTTCAGCTATTACTTCAATCTCTTTGCTCATTTCTTCTTTAGGCTCTAACATAGCTTTGATTTCTTCAATCATTTCTTTAACCTCTGCTAGTTCCTCTTTAGTAGCGTAACCCATTTCTTCTTTTTCTTCTTCGTTAGCTTCTACTTCTTCTTCTGGTGCTTCTTCTTCTTTTGCACCTATTTCAGCAATCTCGCCAGTTTCGTTAACTACAATAATGTTACCATCTTGTAATTCATACTCTCCAGCTGGTACTGCTACTTTTTCATCGTCTGTCACGATAAACACCTCTTGTCCTACCTCAAAACTTTCTGCTTCAAAGATAGTACCGTTTTCTAAAGTCATTTGTTCTAGCTTAACTTCCATACCTAGAACTTGCTTTATAGAATTTAACATAGTTTTTGCTTCCATACTTATATATCAATTATTAAAAATTATTTGCATTTTTAGGTTGTGTTTTTAAGGCATTGCATTTAATAAATCTTTCCTTGTACTAACAAGTTTTTTTTGTAATTGTCTTGCTTTCTTAATTTCTGGCAATTTATTTTCATCAATACCTAATTCTTTTACCTTGCTAATCATTTTTTGAGCAATACCTATAATATCATTTTCTGCTTTTGATATTTTCTTAAATACTATATCTGCTTTACCATTCAAAGATTTAAGTGATTTTATTAAATTTTCAGCATCGTCAATAGATTCTAATGCATCAATAGAAGCACTAGCATAGTCTTGTGCTATACCCAATTCAACTTTTTGAGTTTCTAACTCTACCTTATCTTCTTTGTTTAAGTGTTTTAAAACGTTTTTGTAATTATTCATCTTATATTTATTTATATTTTACCTATTCCTTGTGCCCATAAACTACCATCGCAACATTTACGAGAATATGTGTTTTTATCCTTGCATAAACAACCTCGTCTGCTGCCTTTAGGACTTACCTTACTTGGTGTTATAAATTTATCTTTAGCCATTAGATGCTATTGATTATTGATTTGATTTTATTAGCTGCTTTTCCAACTTCGTTTTGGTAATCTTTAGCTTCATCCCCACGATTGCCAAACAACTTTCTTAAATCCTCTGCACCTAATTCTTTAGCTTTGTTTTCTGCTTCTTTAGATTTCATAAAAGCACGTGTGTAATCGGTTTGTAATTCATTAAACGCATCTGCTATTTTTAATGCTTGTTTTTGTAATCTTCTTCTTTCAGCATTAGCCTTGTCTAATATTTTTTCAATATCATCTATTAAAGCTAATTCTACTTTCTTAGGCTCTTGCTTTGCTAAATATTCGTTTATACGTTTTAATGCTTTTTCTCTTGACATTTTATTATTTATTAAGTTGTTTAAGTTTATTTATTGCCCAATTAACACCAGCACTTCCACCCCAAGCATCCCACATTAAACCACCACAACCCTCAGAGTATGGTACGTCTTTATGTTGCTGATGTCTTTTAAATGATGCCATACGTGCTATTGTATCTCTGCTTATCTTTTCTCCGTTTGCTATTTGGTTTGCTCTTTTCTTACCAGTAGCTTCTCCACAAGAACCCCAGCCATTCTTTTCAACCCATTTTAAAGCACGTTTAGCATTGTTTCTAGCACCTTGTGGATAGTCATTATAGCTTTCTAAATCTAACCTTTTTAAAACTGTATTAATTGTCATTACTAATAATATCAATTATTTCTTGTAATAGCTTCTCTTCTAAAGTTAGTTCTTCTTCTTCTTCTTTAATCGGTTCTTTAGGTCTTTCCATTTTATCAGCAAAGTAACCCTCAATGCTAAAACCTTTAACCTTACCAGTCTTAACAAACTCATTCCATACCTTGTCGTTATTAACCTTAACACTTCCCATCCACGTTCCAATAGGTAAATCCATTCCATACTTTACGCTCTTGTCGTGTACCTTATCTTCTACTATCCAGCTTTCTACTAAACTAAGTCCGTTAAGTTCGTATTGGTGTTCTAGTGTACTGTTATTTTGATTGCCTTGCATTAAATACATTTGAGAGGCTTTCTCTACTGTATCTTTTGAAAAGTATATGTAATATTCATCTTCGCCATTACGTCTATAAATAGGCTTGTTAGGTATCAATAAAGCACCCATAAGTATTTTCTTTTCTCCATCTACCTCTGCAAGTTTTATTTCTTGGCTTTTTAAAGCTATAAAATCTTCTTCGATTGCTGGATTTTCTACTACTGAAATAGCTTCTATCCCTAATTCGCTTTCTTCGTCTAAGATTAACTCTATTATTTTCATATTAATATATCAGTATTATATTATTTTTTGCATTTATCCAATACTTGCTCCCTCAACGATATTGTTGTTTAGGCTTTGTGCAGTTGTTACATCATTTGCTACTACATACGCTTGTACTGGTTGTTGTGTTTGTTCTCCTATTGCATCAGCTAGTTGACTTGTTTCTGTTGCACCTACTATGTTAAAGTTTGGTACTTGTGGTGCAGCTACCGTTGAACCACCACTTGTTGATGTGCTTGTACCTACTTTAGTTTGTGGTATTTTAGTGCTAATAATATTTTTAACGTTTGCTAAACCAGTTGCTATAATTGCAATAGCTTGTAAAGTACCAGCAAAACCACCTTTTGCGATAGCCTTGTTAGCACCTACATAAGTATCAATGGTTGCACTTGCAACACCTAAAGCCTTACCAGCAGCAGTACTTTCCCCAGCTAATGTAGCAAGTTGACCTATTGAACCACTTACACTTTCTGCATTTTGTATTTTCGTTTGTGCAGTTTTAGTATCTATAAGTATTTTAGCATCGTTTATTTTTTTCTCTTGCTCTGCTATTTCCTTATCTCTTTCTAAATTCTTTTGCCTTGATTGTTCTTTAAATTCATCTAAAGCTATTTCAGCATCTACCTTTGCTTGTGTACCAGCATTTGCATTATCTACAATAGCTTGTAACCTTATTGCTTCTTGTTCTGCTTCTAGTATGTCAATTTCTTTTAGTTTTTCTAACCTTAAAAGTTCATCTTCTATTTGTTCAGCATTAAACCTTTTACGCTCAATAGATAATTTACTTTCACTTTCTGATTTTGCGTTTGTAAGTTCTATTTGCTCTCTATCTAATGCTAAATCATTTGCTTTTTGTTCAGACCTAAAACCCTCTATTTGTGCAAGTACACCTTGTTTATTTGCTAATGCTTCAGTTAATGCTACTTGGTTTTCTATTGAATTGTTTTTATCTACCTCTGCTTGTGCTGCTGCTACTTGTGCAGATGCTTGTGCTAACATCGCCTTTTCTTGGTCTGCTAATACCTTTAGTAAATCATCGTTAGCCTTTTTTCGTTCTGCAATACTATTACGTTCTTCATCTCTTATTTGCCTTAATTTCTCTGCTTGTAAGTCGTATTTTTCTACAAGTAACCCTTGTTGTGCAGCTGCTAACTTTGCACTATTCTGTAATTGTACATTTGCTTTTGCTGCTTCATAGGCAGCACTTACACTTATTTCAGAAACACCATCTATACTTTCAGTAACTAATGTAGTAACTTCCCCAACTGCTTCAACAAAATTATCAGCAACTTGTTTACCAGCATCTACTGCTGCAATAGCTACTTCTGCTAAATCATTCCTAGTTTCTTTTATTGCAGCGTTTAGTTCTTTAATTGTTGTTGGGTCTTTATCCCCAAAGAATGATTGTTCCCAAGCTAGTTGTGCTTCTTGTAAACCTAATTTAATTCCAAAAAATGCTAATTTTAAAGGTGTAATAGCAATAGTCAATAAACCACCAACTACTTTTTTTAATGCATCAAACCCACCAGTAGCTTCATTAACTTTTTCAACAACCTCTACTATCGTTTCTACAAAACTATTAAAAACTAAAGCTACCGTTTCAAATGCAGCAGAAAATAAATCTGCTACTTTTTGATTAGATGTAAATACTTCTTTTAATGTAGTTAATGCACCTATAACTAAACCAATACCAGCAGCTTTCATTGCAATACCTAAACCCTTAAAAGCATTTGATACACCTTTAACAGCTTTTGCACCAACACTAGAACTTTTACCAAGTTTTCCTAAACCACTATCAATAGTAGAAATACTTTTATCAGCAGTATCATCAAGCTTTTCTAAACTTTTATCTACCTTACCAATACTAGCTAACGCATCCCTATCTTCTACATTAATTATAATATCTTTTTCTATTGCCATTTCAATTCTTGTTTTAGTGTTTTATAACCCTCTTTTAAAGTCAATGGTAGTTTGTTCTTACCTTGTGCTATTTTTATATTCTCCGTTTCTCCGTTTGCATATTTCAGCAAGTATAATATGTTTTCTATCATTAGCTAGTAGTTGAAAAAGTATTAGTAATTAATGATTTAAAATTAGTGTATTCTACTTGTATGCCTAGTTTGTATGTTATACCACTTTCTAAACCAGTATAAGTATATTTAGTTTCTGGTTGAGTATGTACAAGCACATCGTCTAAGTATATTTTATAATTAACCGCACCACTAACTGCATCCCATTGAGTAGCTATTTCTGTTGTTTGTACACTCGTTACTTCAACACTTTCAACTCTAGTTGCATTAGGGTTTATTCCGTTTTCTAAATCACTTACACTTACTAAATCATTAATTAATTCTAAGTCACTTTTGTTAGTTAGTAAGTTTGTTTTTATAGTGTTTATCCTATAAGACTTCCCAGCGATTATAAACCTATCATTTAATTTATATTTTAGTATTATATGTAACGGTAGATACGCACTTACTTTTACTTTTCTACCTTTTATGTTGAATAGGCTAACTACATAATCTTGATAGTATTTACTAAATAGGTTTTCGCCTCTTGGTTCTCTAAAGTGTTCGTCTGCTTCTAGTCCAAAATTAACTGCTAGTTGTTCTGTATTGTTTAATTGACTTGGTCTGTTGTATGTAGCTGATGTTCCATCGCCTAGCCATTCAATATCATAATCTCCACAATCTGTATTTATAGGATAAAATAATAATGGCTTTCCAATCGTAGCACTACCTTTATCGTCTACGAATGTACCTTGCGTTAATGGTGTTAGTACTTGTGGATTTGCGTGTATATCTGTTAGTCTTTCATATAGCATTTTCTCAAAGTCTACTTCTACTTTGTAATTACCCCCATCCCAATCATTATTACCGTAACCCTCTTGCGAAAATTCTACACCTTGTAACTCGTCAAATAATATTACTAGTTGCGTTTTTTTAGACTTAAACTTAAACTCTATATTTTTATATTGTAGCAGTTTACTAACGCTACTTTTTGACATATCTACATACTCTGTTATGTCGTACTTTACACCCTCGTTATAAAAGTCGTTTAGTGGTTGTACTCTTATTATACCATTCTCTTTGTATATCGTAAGATTAAACATCTTAAACAAGTTTACTAGAAAATCAAATATTTTCATTTTAGGCATCTGATTAGCTATTATAAAAGTGTTAGCTAATGTAGTGCTTACTGCGTTATATGTTGCATCGCTAAAATCGACTCTAACTATACCAAAATCGTCTATCTCATAACCGTAATGCTCAACCCTTAAAGTATGGTTTATGTTGAAAGTGTTTTCACTAGTTATACTTATATTAAAGTTTACTAATCCATTTTCATCTGAGCTATTAGCTCTAAATGTTAATGTTCGGCTACCACTTGTAGTTTCTTGATATAGTAAGCCACCCGAAGAATCTATAACCGATACAGTATATTCGTCTAAATTACCTAAAGCATCTATACTCATCGTGCAATCTACTTGCTGGTTATAAACCTCTGGTGCATCTTCGTAGAAAAATATAGGTCTTTGTTCAGAACCAAGTGATAAAGTATAATTTTCTTCTGGACTTGTTTCTACGTGAAATCTATTGTTAATAGTATTTAAACCACCACCCTCAGTCGAATTAGATATAAAACCCTCGTTTCTATGTAGCCAAATAAATAACTCAGTAAAAATATTACTGTTAAAAAACTCGTCGCTGAAATCTATTCCGTAATTTGTTTCTATTGCATCAATAATTTTTTTAACTCTCAATGCTGGTTTAACATCTACATAGTCTAATTTGTTATTATCTAAATCTCTATACTTGCCATCATTAGCTATCTGAAAACGTTTACTATGTGTAATCAATGGTACAATCACATCTCCAGCATTTTCAAACCTACTTTTTATATTTGTAAAGTCATAGTCGAAATCTAAGCTACTATCTATTGGCAATTCACTTAACATATCTTCGCCTAGTAAGTCTTTTAACTCTATGGTATCTCCAAAGAATACAACCTTGTAAGAATACGGTACATTGTCCTTTAAGCTAACCTCGTTTAGTTTTATCTTACCTACCTTGTAAGTTACTCCGTTTAGTTTTATCTCAGCATCTACTTTAAACCTAGCATCGAAACCATTATTTATATCGTAATTATGATAGTGCTTAAATAATCTGTTGTTAGTCTTTGAAGCTGGTAAGTTAAATTGTTGGCTAAACGCAGTAAATATCTTAGATATATCCTTTACGTTCTGAATACTATCTGTAATACTTACACTCTCGTCTTTGAATAAGTCTACCTTTGTACCTTGTATGTATAACTCTATTATCTGCATTAACGTATGTTGTTTATCGTATCAAAAGCGTAGTCGATAGTTATGGTGTAGTTTATTAGTTTGTCGTTTAAATGCGTCTTATATTCAAAATTAGAACTACTTACATTGATTGGTAACGTTTGACTGTTAACCTCAATCCAACAATCTTCACTTAACTGCATTTCTTTAAATACGTCGTTATAGGCTTCTGGATAGTAACCAGTATTTAACGTTACTTTCTCCTTACCGTTTTTACTCAGTATTTTGTTTTGATGTTTGCTTATATTATAGCTTCCGTTTATTACGGTGTTTCTTTTAAACTCTTCTTTCTTAACGCTAAGGCTTTCTTTACTAAGTTTGAAAAACCATATATCTTGTAATGCACCGAACTTATTTATAAACGTTACTTTGTAAGGCGTGTATTTACATTCGCTTATACTATCTACATCTAACACTATAACACCATCATCTGTATCTATGTAAATTTTATCAAAGTCAAATAATACAAAGTCATCTTCAAACTCTTTTAAGCACTCGCTATCTTCAAAAGTACCACCATCTTGTATTACTCTATCTTCAAATATATCTGCACCATTAACACCACTTGTAACGTATTCTATCTGCTCATCGTTTTCACTACTGCTAGTTATAGCCTTTGTGTATATTGTTTCTCCGTTTAGTAAATAAGTAACTTGTGTTGTTTTAGATGTATCTACTGGAATAACTGCTGGTGCATCGTCTAGCTTTACTACCTTAGTATTTGTTTGTAATAGACCACTATCGTTTTGTGGATTTGCACCCTCTTCAAAAAAGCCATAACCATAAAAACCTTTTAGCTGAACAAACCCTTGACCAGTAAAAGTACCACCACTTATGCTTCTGAATATTTGGTAGTCTACCCAAAAGAAATCACTTGCATAATCTCCATCAAAGTTATTATCGAAATAGTCTTTTACTAACTCACTAATTTCAATAGTTACTTTATCGTTTATAGCTAGGCTTGTTAAATTATATGTAGGTGTACTAGGTCTATCTGTTGTTTGCGTTCCAGTATATATGTATATGTCAATCCTATCAGACGTTAAGTTTGCTACTGTATCGTAAATGTAATACGGACTTCTTACGTTTATCTTGCTCATTTCTTATCTATGTTCAGTTGTATTTGTTTCTCTAACCCTATTGCGTATGCTTCTAATAAATCATCTGGCAACCTTTTAAAAGCTGCTATAAATGGCTTAGTAAAAAACATACTTGGTTTTATACCTTTGTTGTATATGCTTCTAGTTATTAAAAATGCAGTACTATCATAACTTAAAAATCTTCCAGACTTTTTATCTCTAAACTGAAAGCCTTTTCTTTTAACCCATTTATTAATACTATTTGTTAAACCACCTTTCTTACCACTACCAGTTCCAAATCTAAAAGGACTATTTGGTGCTTTAGCACTTGATGATTTACCTCTTACACCTTTATCTTGAAACTTACCATAATCAGCCATATTAAATGCTAGGCTAAACCCTTTGCTTGTTTTATTAATATCACTACCTAAACTATTATATAAGTTTTTAGTATCATTATAAGAACCATAAGGATTTCTACCTTTAGTTAAGTTGCTGCGTGATTGTTGTATAACATACTTTGCAAAGTCTTGTAACGCTCTTTGTACTTCTTTATCTGCTAACATATTGTTATATCATTAGGTATTAAGATATCAAACGTTGCTGCCCATCCAGCCATTTCGTTTTCAAACCTATCGTAAAAAGGTTCGCAACTTACAGTACCATCCAGCTGGTATTTGTCTGTGTAAAGTGTACCTCTACCAAGCACTTGGGTAAGTTTGTTTAATACTGCTAGTTGTGTATTTAGTATATCTTGCTCGTTATCGTTACCTCTGAATATATCTGTTACTTCTTCCTTATTCATATCCACAACATCCATAGATAGCACCGATATATTAAAACGTATTACTTGTTCTTCAATTGTACTTTGGTTTATTACAATGTGGCTTAACGGAAATATCGTTTGCTTAGATAAGTCAACTTTAGTTATATCGCCAGTAGTAACGGTATTAACATTTGCATCTTCCAGCAACTGCTCCTCTATCGTTTTTGTAATTAGGTAAAAACCCCTTATACCTCTATCACTCATTTTATTTGAATTTACTTTTTATCTTTCTTGCTTCTAGTTCGTTCTTCTCTTTTTCAAATGTTAGAAACGTTAAACATTCGTGCATATTTAGTTTAGAGATATCCTTAAATCTTCTAATATCGTTTTGAGCGATGTGAATGAATGATTGATACCAACCCCATTTTCTTCCGAAATTAGATACTGCATCAAGTGCTTCTCGTTCTTGTTTTTGGAACAGTCCATCATAATCTGTGACAAGTCGATGCCTAAATGATAAAAAAAAAGTATAGAACTTATAACTGCATCCATTGGCATACCTAACATATCCTTGTACTTCTCACTATCATAATCTACTATCTGATATCTACCATTCTTTTTTATTTTTATAGGTCTGTATAAAACGTTCATTGCCCTATGCAAGTTTTCTGTATCGCCTATAAATGTATCAAGGTCTACGTACTCGCCAAAGGTCATATCGTCTAAATCTGGGATAAACCCATACTCAACACCATCCATCTTAAATAAGTTTACTAAGCTAGGTTTGTTTTCTAGCATCTGTGTAAGTATTTGTATTATCTCCTTTACATCAATAGCTTTCATTTGGTTAACGTACTTCATAGGTACTTTACAAAATATCTCTATCATTCTACGTTCTACTAACTTTGCATCTGTGCTTTCTGTTAGCTTGTAAAACTCTTGGTATTGACCTAGTGTAATTTCGTTAAGACTGTTAGGTATTACTATCTTCATATTTATATATCAATGTTTTTTTAAAATTTAGAACAAGGTACAAAAAAACCCCTACATTTCTGTAAGGGTGTTATAAG